ACGATCACTCGTCCCCAGCTGCCACGCAATTTGAGCTTTGTACCCAGCAAAGTTAGTCGAGTTTGGGATTAACACATGTCTCTGCTTCGCACTCTCCTCCGCATTATCCCCCTCCCCCTTGTTGTAATTTTGTATGGTTTGTCCTTCACCGGATTCTCCAGATTACCCCGAGCGATCCTAGCAAACGTGTTGGTAGCCGCAGGCTCCCACTACGCGGTTGCGCTGGTCGTGTCCCTCGCCATGTCCCTCTTCCAATCCGTCTTCGGAGACGTGACTGACTCCCTGTCATATCTCTGGTTGTTCCCTCTTTTGATAACAACGGCTACATCTTCGGTTCTGTTCGAATCCCTATGGCGTTCGCTGCAAAGCGACGAAGCTCTAACCCAGCGCATAGCGGATGGAGGATTCGGTGCTGCTGTCTCTCTATGGACTGCTGGCGTCACCGGACGAACTCCAAAGATGCGCGTGTTCCGCCCCGTACACCCAGCGGGAAACGAAGCACACAAGGCCTGGACAACCGTCGGTTCATATATTTATTTGACTGACAACTTGGCGACGCGGAAAATACCCAATTTTGGTTTGTGGAACGGCTCTGTATGCCTGTCTGCATGGTTCCCCTACCCTTGCAACGTGTCGTGTGTACGCAACAACAAGTACTACGTCACCTATGAAATTAGTCCCTTCCAGAGCAACAACTTGGATGTGGTGACTGCCCCAACCCTGGTAGTGTCGTCGTCGTCTTCGCCATTCGTGGTGAGGATGGAGCACTACGGCGAGGGCGGTTACGAAGTGCACCTTTCGTACGAGGGCGCATTTCAGACTATTACATTGAGCAATAAGGTATGGGAAACTGTGAAGATGGGGCTGCAGGTGTCGGGAAAGCAGTGTACCGCCTACACCGTCGGCAACGTTCTTGAGTCCACCGTCACCGGGCTCACCAAGGAACATAAGTTGCTGATGCAAGGAGCGTTAGCCTCCTACTGGAACAACGTCGGATTTACCACCCCCCGACTTGAGCGCGCCCACCAGACGCTCGTCCAGTTTGTAGGCGACAGGAGGGATGATGTACACGCCCCCTACAAGGTCTCCGGTCGAACCGTCTTGCCCAAGATGGTTACGACGCCGAACGTCATGCCGGCAAAAGGAAGACAAGCCGATCTTAGCGCGGTCCACTACAGGATCGATATGGTTCGGAACAAGAAAGGCAAACTCGAGGAGCAAGTTCATGTTTACATGGACGAATTCCTAGGACTGATTGCCCCACCCGTTCTTGAACCGTGGACTGTGCAAGATGTGATGGACAACCAGACAGGCACCCTGCAAAGAATCAGAAATCTCGCCGCTTCGTACGCGATGGGGATGTTGACGAGGATTCGATGCTCGGTGGAAGCGATGATTAAAGTCGAGGCGATCGCCAATAGCGGTCCAATGCGGAACATCAGCACCGTGGACCCCGAATTTAACCTAGCTCTCGGCCGTTACATGTTACCGGCGGCCGCCTGGCTGAAAGCAAACCACCCCTGGTATACCGCGGGGAATCCCCCCACCGTGATTGCACAAAAGATCGTGCAGCTGGCCAACCGTAGCATGCAGATGCACTGGGAAGGAGTCACCCCCAGAGCAGCTCTGTGTTGCGCCGACGTCTCCAAGATGGACGCAGCCAAGCACCCCGAAATCACGGCCCACCTCACCTCCAAACTCTACTTCAGGATGTTTCCTGACAGCAAAGAACTGGTAGAGTTACGACAAGCCGAAGCTGCAGCCCCCGCTCGCACCGCTGAAGGTCTCCCATACAAAGTTGGAGCCAGTCAGCTGTCGGGCAGCGCCTGCACCACGATTGACAACACGATTACGAACGCGTTTATGTCATTCGTGGCTTACCGACTGGATAACATCGAACCAGCGGAAGCCTTCAGCCTCCTTGGAGTTTACGTAGGCGACGATTCCGTCTCCCACAACACCAAGGAGTCCATCGAAGCGGCGGGTGCCCTACTCGGGTACACCGT